TATTAGAAAAAAGATTAAATCGTGTTGAAACTAGTATTGTTAGTCATTACGGAACAATTGATGTAAATGAAATGTTTGATAAAGTATGGTCAAAAATGACAAGTGATGATTATGAAAAACCTATAAAAGGTTGGATACCTAAAGATGAAAAATATAGATTTGATTGGGAAGGTAAACCTGATCCAAAAACGCTTGACAAAGTAAAGATGATTTGATATAATAGACACATAATAAGGAGACAATGAATGAGTGACTTTTTAAAAGAAATAATTAAAGAAACAGGTAATGAATATGCAACCCTAGTAAGTGAGGGTGTAGAAGCAGGTGATGTAGATAGTTTTATAGATACAGGTTCACACGCTCTTAATGCTTTATTATCAGGTTCTATCTTTGGTGGTATGCCATCAAACAAAATAACAGCAATTGCAGGTGAAGCTGCAACAGGTAAAACTTTTTTTGCGTTAGGTATTGTAAAGGCATTTTTAGATAAAAACAAAGACGCAGGTGTAATTTACTTTGAATCAGAAAGTGCGTTAACAAAAGATTTAGTTGAAAGTCGTGGAATTGATAGTAAGAGAATGGTCATAGTGCCAGTTGCGACAGTACAAGAATTTAGACACCAATCAATCAAAGTGATTGACAAATACCTTGAACAGGATGAGAAGAATAGAAAACCTTTAATGTTTGTATTAGATAGTTTAGGAATGTTATCTACTACAAAAGAAATGGAAGATACAGCCGAAGGTAAAGAAACAAGAGATATGACAAGAAGTCAAATTGTCAAGGCCGCATTTAGAGTATTAACACTTAAACTTGGTAAGGCAAAAGTACCAATGATTATGACCAATCACACTTATGATGTTATTGGTTCAATGTTTCCACAAAAAGAAATGGGTGGTGGTTCTGGATTAAAATACGCTGCTTCAAATATTGTCTATCTATCCAAACGTAAAGAAAAAGATGGTAAAGAAGTTGTTGGTAACATCATACATTGTAAAAACTATAAGTCAAGGTTAACAAAAGAAAATGCGTTAATAGATGTTAGATTAACATATAAAGATGGCCTTGATAAGTATTATGGTTTATTAGACCTTGCTATCAAACATAACATATTTAAATCTGTTTCTACTAGAATAGAACTACCAGATGGATCAAAACAATATGCTAAAACTATCAATAATGAACCTGATAAATTCTTTACTAAAGATATTCTCGCTCAAATTGACGAGGCAGCCAAAAAAGAATTCCTCTATGGCGCAGAATAGATTTGTTTTTGCTCAACGTGATGTTGATGATTACAGTTGTATAAAGATTACGGAGGGTCCTTACAAGGATATCATATACACATATGGCCATGTAAAGTTTGCTTCTGAAGAAAATGAACGAGGTGAATTGCCTTTAAAGTTTGATTATGATATTAAAAAGAATCCTAATGATGTTGACACTACAAGTGAAGATTTTAAACATTACATAGGCGATATATTAATTGAAGTAGTTGAAAAACAATTAGAAAATGGGACAATAAGGTTTGACAAATAAGTATATAAAAACATACGATAATGTATTGACAAAAGATCAATGTCAACATTTAATAGATAAGTTTGAAGATTCAGCTTCACAACAAGTCAAAACAATATTAGATGGTCATATGTCATTTACAGAAATCAATATCAGTATGCATAACGATTGGCAAGAATATTCTGATATACTTTTTCCTAAATTTAGAGAGCTTGTTGACAAATATACAAAAGATGTTAATATAGATAATATAAAACAATGGCCAGAGAAATTTGGTTTTGAACAAATAAGATTTAAAAAGTATGAACCTAACGGTGAAGATGAATTTAAGACACATGTAGATGTGACTGACTATAATAGTGCTAGAAGATTTTTAGTTTTTTTTATGTATTTAAATAATAATGATGGCGGCGAAACAACATTTCCTGATTTTGATATTAAGATTAAACCTGAGGCAGGTAAAGTGTTGATGTTTCCTCCATTGTGGCCATTTAAACATGCAGGAGAAAAACCAATCAATCAACCAAAGTACATTATAGGAAGTTATCTACATTATGTCTGATCAATTTGAAAAAACACTTTTATCCAATCTAATACATAACGAAGACTTTACTCGTAAAGTTATTCCTTTTTTAAAAGAAGATTTTTTTAGAAATAGAGATGAGATAACCTTATTTAATATTATTAATAACTTTGTTGTTAAATATAATAATCTTCCTACAAAAGAAGCCATCTCAATAGAGTTGTCAAACAACAAGACACTTACCGAAGATGAATATAAAAATACAAAATTATTATTAAACAGTTTAACTTATGAAGAAGTTGAACAACAATGGTTGTTAGATACAACTGAAAAGTTTTGTAAAGATCGTGCTGTCTATAATGCTGTACTTAAAGGTATTAAAATTATTGATGGTAAAGATAAACAACATACACCAGAAGCAATACCAAGTATATTATCAGAAGCGCTTGGCGTTTCATTTGATAGACATATAGGACACGATTACTTAAATCAAACCGAAGACCGATTTGAATATTATCATAGAACTGAAGAACGTTTAAAATTTGATTTAAATTATTTCAATCGTATTACAAAAGGTGGTCTACCACCTAAGACTTTAAACGTAGCACTTGCAGGTACAGGTGTTGGTAAATCTTTGTTTATGTGTCATATGGCTTCATCTGTTATAAGTCAAGGTAAAAATGTATTGTATATTACTTTAGAGATGGCTGAAGAAAGAATTGCTGAAAGAATTGACGCAAACTTATTAGATGTAACAATAGATGATCTCTATGAAATGCCAAAAGATGTTTACGATAATAAGATTTCTAAATTACAAAACAAAGTAAATGGTCAATTAATTATAAAAGAATATCCAACAGCGTCAGCTCACGCTGGGCATTTCAAATCATTAATTGATGAACTTGCATTAAAGAAATCTTTTAAACCAGATATAGTATTCATAGACTATTTAAATATTTGTTCAAGTAGTCGTTTTAAAGGTGGTAATATATCATCATACTTTTATATTAAGGCAATTGCTGAAGAACTAAGAGGTCTTGCTGTAACTTATGATGTACCAATCGTGTCTGCTACACAAACAACAAGAACTGGATATATGTCAAGTGATGTAGGTTTAGAAGATACATCTGAGTCTTTTGGTCTACCTGCAACTGCTGACTTTATGTTTGCTTTAATATCTAATGAAGAACTTGAAGAACTAAATCAAATTAAAGTTAAACAACTAAAGAATCGTTATAATGATCCTGCTGTCAATCGTGCATTTATAATTGGTGTAGATAGAAGTAAGATGAGATTGTATGATGTAGAACAATCTGCTCAACAGATTGTAGATAGTAACCAAGAAACAAAAGAAAAACTTGAAAAACCTTCAGGCCCACAACCTGCTGAAGCTTATGATAAGTTTTCGGACTTTAAAATATGATAAAAAAATACAATCATAATCAGGTAAGAAAAAGAAAACCATCAATATACTACAAAACTGAAATGGTCAAAGTAAAGGACGAAATACTTTGGCGTGCTGTAGAAATGCCAAGTAAGTTAGTATTAAAAGAGTCCTTCTTTGAAGAAGATGTAAAAGAAGTTGTTAAGTTTCAAAATAAACATAAGACATTTGGTGTGTTTGGTTTCCCACCTTTCTTTGACTGTAGAGGCGAAAAAGAAAAACTGTTAGATAAAGGTAAGTCTAACTACAATCCTAGAACAAGTACACAAAGAACTGGCCGATAGACATACATAAATATATGTATGGCAGACTTAACAACACTAGCAGAATCATCACAAGCATTGTTTTGTGCAATCGCTGATTATATAGGTGTAAAAGAAACTAACATCATATTTGATACAAATGTTTCTCCAAACTATACAGAATTTAGAAATAAAATAAAAGAAAAAACAATAAAAGAAGCTCATAAAAGAATTGATACTCCAGGTGTTCAATTATTAGATATAGAAACTTTTTTAAAAAAAGATGAAAAATGGTTTATTTCATCAATGCAAATTGCAAAAAAATTAGTTAATGATATTAACTCAATTGATCCAGATTTAAAAATTGCTCAAAAAGGATTTCAAAAGTTATTCTATTTTAGAGGTGATAGTGATGTTATGGGTAACATTGAAACATTATTTAAAATAGCCAATAAGTCTGGTTATAAATCTCAAACAAAATTTGGTAATGTCAATAAATGGAATCCTGCTGACATATATCTAGCAAGTAATAAAGCCAAAAAAGAAATTATAAATGAAGTAAGAAATGCTAAAGAAAAAGTTTATACTTTTCAAAACTTAAATATATTAACATCAAACTTAATTGATAGTGGAGACTTACTACCATTATCACTTAAAAAAACTACAAAAGAAGCTATATTACAGAAAGTAAATTTTGATAGAAAAACTGAAATAGATTTAATAAAAAAAATAAAAATTAAAAGTGTTACTGATTGGAGACCATACAAATTAGTTAAATATCCTAATAAAGGGGAAACTAGAGATATAAGAATAATTTTAGAAACAGGCGGTGAGATAAAATTAAGACATGACCCTTCAGCAAAAAGATTTGTTGCAGAAGCTATTTTTTCAAAAGCAGAAGCAAGAGGTGGGTCAATAGGTTCTATTCAAGTATTAACCGATATAATTAAATTTGTAAATCCTGACGTAGCAAGACAAGTATTAGTTAAGTATCAAAATGGTGAGAAAAAATATTTTGAAGCATTAAAAAAAATAGAATATTTAAGAAAAGACAAAAAACGATTTGATTTTGAAAGAGGTGCTATAAGTGCCATTTTTATCATAAATGAAGTAATGCCAATACTTAAAAAGTTTTTTAAAGACAATAAAAAAGATGAAGCCAATCAAGTGCTAAGATTGATGTTTGAGTACATAACATCAAGGACTCCTCTCTCTGGTAAGTTTGTAATAGCAAAATAGTATAAATAGTCTAGTAAGTAGTGATTTATTAATGGAATAAGTGTATTTTACGCTTGACAAAAGGCGTATTTTTTGATATAATGGATATAGTGGGAGAACAATGTATAGTTTTAAACAATATTTAAATGAGGCAAAAAATACTCATTTAGAGCATTTAGAAGACGAAATTATTAATAACGGTTACCAAGGTGGCCTTAATGCAGTAGAATTTCTTAAATCATTAAGAAATATGCTGACTGGTTCATCTCGTAGAAAATTAAACGTATCCGTTAAATGGGATGGTGCACCAGCAGTATTCTGTGGTATCAATCCTGAAAATGGCAAATTCTTTGTTGGATCAAAATCTGTATTCAACGTTACTCCTAAAATCAATTACACTCAAGCAGATATAAGAAGAAATCACTCTGGTGGTTTAGTAGATAAATTATCAATCTGTTTAAAAGAATTACCTAAACTTGGTATACGAGGTGTTGTACAAGGTGACTTGTTATTTACATCAGGAGATATTAAGTCGGTATCTATACGAGGTGAAGATGCTATCGCATTTACACCAAACACTATAACATACGCTGTTCCAGAAAATACTGATCTTGCTAGAAGAATTAAAAGAGCTAAGTTAGGCATTATCTTTCACACTACTTACAATGGCCGAAAGATGTCTGACTTAAAGGCAAGTTTTGGCGTCAATGTAAATCGTTTTACAAAGACGCCAGCAGTATTCTTTGATGACGCAAGTTACAAAGACTCATCTGGTGTTGCTACATTTACAACTGCTGAAAGTGAACAGTATGATAGTCTTTTAAGAATGGCAATGGGATCAATATCAAAAGGTAAAAGAATTTTAGATTTATTAAAAAGACAAACTAATATGTTATCAGTTGGTGCAAGACTAAAGATTTTCTTCAATACAAAAATAAGAGAAGGTCAAACTATAGGTAACGTAAAAGGTTTACAATCAGATTTTAGAAAATACTATGCTTCAGTTTTAGATGATGAAATGTCAAGCAAGAAAACAGAAGCTGCAAAAAGAAAATATGAAACAATAAAAAATGATGGTTTAAAATTTATTGACAGATATGAAGATGAAATTTATTTTGCAATTGCAAGTTATGTAACTTTACAAAGAGTTAAGAATTATCTTGTAAGTAAAATGAATCAAATTAAATCAATAGGAACCTTTTTACAAAAAGATAATGGATTTCAAGTAACAAATCCTGAAGGTTATGTTGCTGTAGATAGAATGGGCAACGCAGTAAAATTAGTAGATAGACTAGAGTTTAGTACCGCAAACTTTACTTTAGCAAAAAATTGGATTAAAGGATAATGAAAAGTTTTAGAGATTTTATATTTGAACAACTAGGCCGAATGAGAATAGTAATGTTAGGTGGTCCTGGCTCAGGTAAATCAACCTATACAGAATATCTAATAAAACATTTTGATATTACACATATCTATCCAGGTGGTATGTTAAGAAAAGAAGTAGAAAAAAATAGTGAAATAGGACAACAAGTAAAAGATATTATTTCAAAAGGTCAATTTGTACCAAATCAAATAGTATTAGATTTAATTAGTAAAAAAGTTGAAGAAAATCCTAAAGGTTATGTACTTGATGGATGGCCAAGATATATGCAACAAGTTGAAGATATGCAAAAAGCAGAAATAGGTTATGACTATGCTGTATTTTTAGATGTCAGTAAAGAAGAAGTAATGAGAAGATTACTTGCAAGAGGCCGTGCAGATGATACGGAAGAAATTATAAACGATAGAATAGAATTATACAAAAAAGAAACAGGTCCTGTAGTAGAATATTTTAGAAGTAAACCTGGTTTTATAGAAGTAAAGGCAGAAGGCGGTACACCTGAAAGTATTGCAAAAGAAATTATTAAGAGAATAGAAGATGGCAGTAAATAGTTTTATACAACATTTAGCAGAGGGTGTTTATGACCCAGGAATATTTAAAGCATTTTTTCTTGCTGGTGGTCCTGGTTCAGGTAAAACATTTGTAACACAAAGTACATTTTCTGGCACAGGATTAAAAGTTGTCAATTCAGATATTGCTTTTGAAAGAAATTTAAAACAGGCAAATTTATCTTTAAGTATGCCAGATGAAGAAACATATTTTAGAGATATTGTAAGAAAAGCAGCCAAAAGAACTGCTATCTCACAATTAGATAAATATGTAGAAGGCAGACTTGGTTTAGTTGTTGACAGTACAGGAAGAGATTATGATATGGTTGCTAGACAACATAATATGCTAAAACAAATGGGTTACGATTGCTATATGGTATTTGTAAATACAACTTTAGATGTGGCCTTGGCAAGAAATGCTAGACGTGAAAGAAGTATACCTGAATATATTACAAAGTCAAGTTGGAAAGGTGTACAAGATAACATTGGTAAGTTTCAAAGACTATTTGGTTTAAGTAACTTTTTAGTTGTTGATAATAACAAATCAGATTTAGAATTAGTTACATTAACAATGAATAGAGTGGGTAAAGTAGTAAGAGGATTTTTAAGACAACCTGTACAAAATTATATTGCAAAACAATGGATGAAAAAAGAATTAGAGGCTAGAAAAAGAATATGAGATTTAAAGACTTTATAAAAGAATCTATAATAGACATACCAAGAAAAACGTATGCTAGACCTGTCTTTGATAACGCAGATACGCCTAATCCTAAACTAAAAGAATCTGTAAGAAAACAAATACTAGACAGTATTAAGACATTTGAAAAATTTGGAAAAGTAGTTAAGTATACCTTAATTGGATCAATACTTACAAAACAATATAGAGCTGATGCCGACCTTGATATAAACATCTTATTTGATATACCCGGTTCAAAAGAAGAACAAGAAAAGGTACATGATGAAATAAGAGAATATCAAGGAGAAATAAATGGTAAAACAATACCAGGTACACAGCATCCTATCAACTTCTTTTCCATCATAGATCCTGTAACATTTAATAAGGCAAGGGACATGGCTGATGGTACTTTTGATATCGACTCTAACAAGTGGATCAAAAAACCAGAACCTGGCACCTTTGAACCTGAAAAATACGTTACGGATTTTCAGAAGCGTGTTTCTGAAATAGATGTTGTTAAAGGTGAACTTGTACGAGATATGATTGATTATGAGGAACTAAAAGACTTAACAGGTAACGATATAAAGAACTTGTCAAGTTTAGTTTCTAAAAAGTTAGACGAAATTAAATCTTCTATTAACACTCTAATTGATATTGGTGACAAAACTATTGCAGACCGAAAGGATGCTTTTAGTACAGATATGTCACCAGACGAAATCAGAAAGTTTGGTGTAAAGAACCGACTTCCCAAGAATGTGATTTATAAAATGTTAGAAAAGTATCATTATCTCAAATTTTTCAAAAAGTTGAAAGAGATTATGGAAGATGGCAAAATATCACCAGACGAACTGAAATCATTATCAAAAATAAAAGAGGCCAAGGGTAGATCAATTGCATTTACCTTTGGCCGATTTAATCCACCAACAATAGGACACGAAAAACTTATTAACAAAGTGGCACAACAAAGAACAGATGATTACAAAATTTATTTAAGTAAGAGTGAAGACACAAGTAAAAATCCATTGAACGCAAGAGTTAAACTTGCAACAATGAAACAAATGTTTCCTAGACACGCTAGAAACATAATGCTAAACCCTTCAAATATGATATTAGATATTGCTACTGAACTATACAAAAAAGGTTATTCTAATGTTACGTTTGTTGCAGGTTCAGATAGAGTAAGAGAATTTGATACTATCTTAAAAAAATATAACGGCGTTAAGAGCCGACACGGTCTATATGACTTTGATAGTATAAATGTGGCATCAGCAGGAGAAAGAGATCCAGATGCTGATGGTGCAACAGGTATGAGTGCAAGTAAAATGAGAGCAGCTGCTAAAGATAAAGACTTTGATACATTTAAAAAAGGTCTACCATCAAGTTTTGCTAATTCAAAAAATGCACAAGACCTATTTAAAAATGTAAGAAAAGGAATGATGTTAGCTGCATCCATAGATCATGGTGCAGGTGCATTTAGATTTAAACCATTTATAACTGCCTCTACAAAAGAGGAGTTAGAAAAAATGACACTAAGGGACAAATATATTTCAGAGCATCTATATGATGTAGGAGATATAGTTGATGATGTTGAAACAAACATTACTGGTGTCATAGTACGAAGAGGAACAAACTATGTTACCTTAGAGGACGAAAATATGAAATTACATAAATCATGGCTTTACAATATAATGGAAACTCCTGTCTACCCTATTAAGTTAGAGGAAAGAGCAAGAAAACTAAAATATGATAAAGAAACAGATCAACCTAAAAAATATGTTGCTGGTTTAAGTGATAAAGAAAAGAAAGCACACGATAGACATTTAGAAAAACAAGGCAAAAAGTCTGATAGTGATAAAAATGCTTACAAACAATCACCCGCTGATAAAGTGGCAAAAACAAAACCTAGTACACATACAAAACGTTTCAAACAAATGTATGGTGAGTTAAAAACAAAAAATGAGAGAGAACCTCATCATAGAGGTAATGAATTTAACGATACAGGAATGCCAGAGGCATACGATATAGGCCACGATTATGCAAAATACACTTCATTATTAACACCTGGAGAAAAACATTATAGTTCAAAATTCCAAGGTGGTCCTTACAAACCAAGTAAACATAGTGATAATTTAATTAATGTTAACGCAGATAAGGACATGAAACCAATGAATAAAAAAGTTGAGTTAAAAGACATAGAAGAATGGGCAACTAAAGAAGAAACGATTAATAAATATAAGGAAAGATATGGGGAAGAGTGGCAATCTAAAATAGAAGAAACATATAATAAAATGTTTAATAAAGTGATTGACACCAATACAAATATGCAAGAAGGAAGAATGAAAGACATCGCTATCGACCTTAAATCAAAAGAAGAAGGTGGATTAGATGCAGAGGAATTTCAAAGAAAATACAACAAATCTAAAGCAGAGATGAGAAAAGACTTGGGTGCAAGTGAAGGCTTTAAATTATCGTTTAAAGATTTTATGAATGAAGAAGCAGACGAATGGGGTATTTTTCCATCACAAATAAACGAAGCAGAATATCAAGGTAAAACAGTAACCTTAAATAAACCTGTAAGAGGTGGTTCCAAAAAGTTTTACGTTTATACAAAAAACGAAAAGGGTAACGTAGTCAAAGTATCATTTGGCGATCCTAACATGGAAATTAAAAGAGATGATCCTGCAAGAAGAAGAAGCTTCAGAGCAAGACACAACTGTGATAATCCAGGACCTAAATGGAAAGCAAGATATTGGAGTTGCAAAAAATGGTAAGCAAATATACAACAACTTGGTCAAACATACAAGAGCAGATGAATGAGTTTACACTTGTTTACGTTGCTAGATGGAGAGGTAAAGACGGTAAAAGATATGCGTCACCTTTTAAAACAAAAGACTCTGCTGAAAAGAGAGCAAAAGAATTAAGAACACAAGGTAATTCTGAAGTATCCGTTACACAAGATACGTTAAAGGGAAATATTAAGTGGGCAAAAGATAACGGACCTGATATAAAAGGAATGCAGAAAGAAGATGTAGCAATTAATATGCTTGAGGCGATGAGTCCTGCTCAAATTAAAAAATTAAAAGATAGTTGGGCAGAGATAAAATTAATGTCACCTGAAAAAGTAAAAACTTTAAAGAACTTTTTAGACAAATATTCTACAGATACATTAATGCAACTTGCACAATCTGGTATAAACTTTGTATCTAATATGGCAAGAAGTGTTGCAATGAGAAGAAAGTCTGCTGATCCAAAACATGCAGGTAGTCATAAGACACACAGCGTAAAAGAGCAGACCAAAACTGATCCTGAAAAAATTGCAGATTTAAGAGTTAGACAAATGCAACTACAAACCAAAGCAAGAGAAATGGATCCAACTAAAGACAAAACTGATTTAGAAATAACAAAAAACAAACTTGATAATATACAATTAAGAATGGATAAAATTAAAGCTAAAAATGAAGAAGTGCATCCTGCAAAGGCATTAATAGAAGCAATTGAAGCTGTTAAAAACAAAGCAGAAAAAACAGGTATGCCTTATTCAATCTTAAAACAAGTATATGATAGAGGTATGGCTGCATGGAAAGGTGGCCACAGACCAGGTACAACTCCACAACAATGGGCGTTGGCAAGAGTAAATAGTTTTGTAACCAAATCAAGTGGTACTTGGGGTGGTGCAGATAGCGATTTAGCTAAAAAAGTAAGGAGTAAAAAGTAATGAACAAAAAATATTTTGAAACAAAGACTGGCAGTATAGAAGAAAAGATTACTCAAATCGCTACTGAACAACAGTCTATTAAAAAACAAGAACCAAATGTAAAATTAACAGTAGAAAAAACATATTTTGAAACTAAACCAGGATCAATTTCAGATGTTGCTGCCAAAATCGTTTCTGAAGCTTTAGATCCAGTAAACAAAGATGCTGTAAAGAAAAAGTTTGACGACAGAAAAGATAAAGATATTGACAACGATGGTGATACAGACTCTACAGATAAGTATCTTCATAAGAGAAGAGCTGCAATTTCAAAAGCTACATCTGAAGCAATCAGTCCTGCACAACAGGCTGCAATAGCAATTTCTAAAAAAGAAAAAGGCGAGAAACCTAAGAACGAAGAAAAAGTAGAATGTTCTAAATGTGAAGGTGAAGGTTGTAGTCATTGTAAAGATAAAGGATATCATATGGAACAAATTTGTCCTAAATGTGGTAAAGACCACGCAAATAAAATCAACGCTTCAAATTGCATGGGTGAAAGTAAAAAGTCATTTTCTGATTTACGAAACGAAACAAAAGAAATTCAACTAGGTGATAAAGGTAAAACATTGACTGGCAAAAAAGCTGGCGTAATTGATGTGGAACCTCGTTCTAAACCTGTCTAAATTGCGACAATTTGTCAATTGACTAATCAACTATTATATGATAGTATAATAGTAAAGGAAAACACTATGACTAAACCTATCATATATTGCGATATGGACGGAGTACTTGCAGACTTTAAAACAGGTGCTCAAAAAACTACTGGCATGTCCATCAATAAATGGATGTCAATGGGTAAAGACAAGTGGTCACTCATCAAAGCAAAAAAAGATTTTTGGCAAACACTACCGTGGATGTCTGGTGGTAAACAACTATGGTCATATCTATCAAAGTTTGATCCACACATCTTATCAGCATACGTAGAAGAAACTTACGATCCAAATTGTATACCTGGCAAAACTGAATGGTTAAGAAGAAACGCAGGTATAACAAATCGTTCAAAAATTAATTTAGTACGAAGAAAAGAAAAGAAACTCTTTGCAAAAAGAGGCCAACCTGCAATTCTGATTGACGATTATGAAAAAAACATAAGAGAATTTGAACAATCAGGTGGTGTTGGTATTCATCACACAAACACATCAAATACTATATCTCAACTGAAAAAGTTAGGTTTTTAATCTTATAAATAGTACTGTTATATAACAATTACTAATTTAAGGAGAGATATATGTCTTTATGGGGAAACGATATAAAGCCTA